AAGGGTGAGGATCTTCCCTGGGTTCGTATTTGGTCGCATGGGTTTCAAGGCCCAGGTGGTTGGTATATCGAAAACTCTCTGACGACTCTTGGTCAGAAAGATCCAGTGGCTGAGCTAAATTCTAAGCTGTGGAATAGTGGTAGTGATAAGGACAAGGAAATCGCTCGTAAGCAAAAGCGGCGCCTTTCTTATATTGCTAATATCTATGTTGTCAAGGATCCTGCGAATCCTCAAAATGAGGGTAAGGTCAAGCTGTTCAAGTTTGGTAAGAAGATTTTTGACAAGATCAATGAGACGATGACACCTCAGTATGAGGATGAGAAGGCTATTAATCCCTTCGACTTCTGGGCTGGTGCGAATTTCAAGCTAAAGATTCGCAATGTCGAAGGCTATCGTAACTACGACAAGTCTGAGTTTGATCGTCCTGAACCTCTGTCTGACAATGATGATGAACTTGAGACGATTTGGGCTTCGCAGCATAAGCTTCAAGCCTTTGTCGCACCGGATCAGTTCAAGACTTATGAAGAACTGAAGACTCGCCTCGAACGTGTGTTGAATGAGGCGGCTCCTCGTCGTGCATCAAATGATGAAGATGATGCTCGCGACGAGCGTCCAGTATCACGCGCATCGGCTGAGCCTAGGGCTCGGAGTACTCTTGTAGAAACTCTTCCTAAGGCAGCTAGCGCTGGCGCTGGTGCTTCGGCCCGTCCGCCGTGGGAGAGCGAGGATATCAGCCTTTTTGAACGATTGGCTGAGGAAGACTGATTTACTAGGCGGGAGAGAAATCTCCCGCCTTTTTATTGAGCCATGTTTGCTCTATTACCGAAATTACGCCGAGCATTACTTCTCGTATTAGATCCAGCAGTGCTACTTCTAGTATGATCATTCGCATTACCGACACTATCATCAGAATTTCTCGTCTGTATTCCTGTCGGTGACATCGGCTCACCTGGTTCCACTCTCTGTTCAGGTTGAGGTTGTCTAACCTCTTGCACTATCGGCGGAAGGACAGTGACCCTTGCATTCACTAGATTATCTTGCCCAAGAGTAAACTGTAATCTGCTCGGATCTATACCGCTTGTCATTGCTTCTTGAGTTGCAGCTTCTATTCGTCTGACATTTTCTGATAGTTGTTCAGGTGATGTCGGCTGAAAAGCCCTTTCTTGATTTCGTAGCTGCTGTGCTTGCTCTTCGGTTATTCTACCTTGGGTAACAGCCTCTTCTATGGATGCTACAGTTGTCTGAGTGGCTTCTGTGCGTTCCCTACTTTCCTGTCTTAGCTGATTTAGACGATCTGATAATTCTGTACCAAGGTTATTACCTAATGCCAGCTGCTCCTGCTCATTTTCAGGGCTCTCGGGAGAGAGATAGGCCCTAAACAATGTCTGTGCCACATCGGGTCCATAACGTCTTCCAAGACTAGCACCAGCGACAGAACCGATAAATGCTCCTACAGGACCTCCTAACAAAGTACCCAATACTCCACCAAGAGCAGCACCACCGGTTCCACCTATACCAGCCCCTAGATGTTCAATCATAGTTTCTTTATATTCTTGTTCGCTTATTTCACCTTGATTGAATTGATTTACTGTCTCTCTCATAGCATTTGCGGTTATGATAACATCAAGTAGATAAGCAATAGGTCCAGCAAGTCGTACCATTCTACGAGGAGGTCGGTTTCTCTCTGGAGCGCCTGGAGTTCCAGCACCTGTCGCAGGAGGCGCTCTATCTGGAGTGCCAGCAGGTGCTGTTGGCGATGCTGCTGACGGCCTGGGGGGTTGCCCTGGTATTTGAGGAACATTGCCTATTTGAGGAACGCTACTTGGAGCAGATGGCGGTCTTGCTCCACCGCCGCCACCGCTTGGCGCACCGCCACCTTTAGCTGCACCACCACTGCTTGGCGCGCCGCCACCTTTAGCTGCACCACCACCACCCGCAGGCTTCTGACCGCTAGGCGCTTGCTGTCTACCAGGCTTACCGTCAGCCTTTTGTGGGGTCATTAATCTGCCTGCCATGGATGCAGCAGCCAGTCCTAATAGACCAGCACCGACAGCAGTTATCAAGTTAGAATATTCGCTTATCTTATTTGATATATCCTCAACCATCTTGATGAAATCATCGATGGGTTTGGCTATGCGAGTTATATCCTCGTCAGAAAGTCCTGACAATGCTGTTATGGCAGCTAAAGTCCCACCGGTAGCAAGCATACCTAGAGGGCTCATCCCTGTCGCAGAACGTATCCCAGCACCTGCAGCACGCCCGATTCGCTGCATGATTCCATCACCATCTTTGACTCTCTCGCGCCTCTCCTCTGCGGCCTTAAACTCTTCGCTTTCGAGGGTTTGTGTATCTTTTCTCTCGGAATCTAAAGACCTCTGTAGCTCTATGATAGCTTCACGAGCAAATGAGGCAGTCCTACTGATGTAAGAAAAGACATCGCGCTGAAACGCCTCAAACGTCTCTTGTGATACGTATTTGGTATCTCTAGATGATACCCCATCCCTAGTAGGTGAGCCAATTCTGCTAGCTATATCCGTTGCGCTAACCATCTTATAATTGCGCGACATGTCATGATATCTCTTTGTCCTCTCATCATAGACTACAGATGTCTGTAACAGTGATGCGGCGTCTGTCAAGTTTGCCATCACGCGGCTCCAGTGCTGTTATAGATCAATATAGGCTGATAATAAACCATAGGACCTTGTTCACCGATCGGACCAGCAGATGCCATGGTCATAGCATCTCTACCAGGTGATGCTTCTGGAGTCACCGCGGATGCCACCCTACCTTGATCTGGAACTGCTGCAGGAGCTTGAGGTGCCACCCCAGGTTGTCCAGCGACCCCCGATTGTGTAGGGGGGGTTGCTGCGGTCGCAACCGGTCTTTGACCGCTAGGTGCAAAAGTACCTGAGCTTAGATATTGTTGATAGTTCTGTCTCTTACCCTCAAATCCTAATCGACTACCACCGACTGCGGATAGCTGATCTTCAAAAGTCCCGCTACCACGAGTTCTCCTCTTCATGTATTCTACTGATACTCTAGCTGCTATCTCTGGATCTAAAAGCGCATCTGGGTTTGCTACTAGATCGACACCTGCCGCTTGACTATATTGTGCATAATTGCTGCGTCCAGTAAGCTGGATAAACCCGCGGCCGCGATATTTCCATCCATCACCTGGTTCTGTGTTACCTAATGTTCTACCAGTAGGAGTCTGATAACCGTATACAGCTTCCGCAACAGCCACCGGACCGCCTGCCGTTATCTGTCTAGCCTCTTCTATCGAAAACCTTGGGAATACCTGCCTAAGTCTTTCCGCAGAATAGTTCATGTTTTCGGGTACTGACCTGAATCCAGATTCACCTTGTATTATCGCAGCTAAACCAGCTCTCTGACCCGGATCATTATATCCCATCTCATCCATAACTCTATTCAGTGTCTCTCTATTCGCTGATGGGGATCCGCCGTCTCCAGACGGCACATTTTCCATAACTCTCTGCGCGCTTCCAGGTGCCGCGCCTTGCATAGGTCTTGCCGCAGGAGACGGTGCGCCGGCAGGTCTCGGTACACCTCCGGCTGTCGGACCCTGTGCTCCAGGCATGTCCTCTGTCTCACCGCTAGGAAGAGTGAGCATGGTGGCTGCGGCTCCCATACCAGCAGCAGCTCCAGCAAATAATCTCAACCTAGGATTTCTCATGATCAATGATATCCCTCTAAGGAGGGCACTTCTAGTGGTAGCTAAGGTAATAATTGTTCTGGTCGCAAGTCGACCCATGGTCATCAGAGAAGACCCGATCCTGGCCATAAGTCGCATGATAGATCGAGCGACAGTCGCGATAGCTGCAATAGCCGCAGCTAGTCGACCCACACCAGACCTAGAACCAGCATCTTCTCCCCTACCATCCGCCACAGAAATACCTGTGACAGATTTGGCTGCGGGTGCACGTTCTCTATCATCTTCTTCGGCGCCCCGCCGCATCCTATCGAGTATGGTTCGTTGACGATCATTCTCATCGTTTATACCACGAAGTATGCTTGCCATTCCTGACATGGAGCGAGATACTAGCTCTATCTGCGGCGTGACCCTACGCTGTCCTGATCCAGGGATGATGCTCTGCGCTAATGTAAGGAGTGTGGAGGCGGCAGCATTAGACACCCTGGCGGTCTCACCAGGCTGCATGTACTTCTCTACTGCTACGGCCAACGATGCCAATCTATTTCTCCCTCTTAGCCTTCTCTTCCTCGATATAGTCTATTAACATCTTGACATATATGTCCCTCTCCCATGGGATCATCGCCTCAATCTCACCCAAGCTATACTTGTGGTGCTGCATCATCGCGAAGTTTAGCGAATAATAGTTCCCTAGAGTATTGTGAGAGAGGGCCATCAAAAAAAATCAGCCAGACCTTTGAGTGTGACCGTATCTTCTTGGCCGCAGCCAGAACACTTGTAGGATACGGTATGCTCTATGGTAGGCATGGTCTCAAAAAACTTCATCACTTCCATAAATTGCTTATTGCTCAATGAGCCGATGAATTGCCGTGCATCGTCGATGTTATCAGGCTCATAAACCTCTTCGTCATCATAGACACTCTCGATGCATCGGGTCACCAGGTCTAATTCATCTGCACCTTCAGCCATGCTAGCCTTGACATCGTCAATCGTTGGGTATCTTATCTTTAGCACAAGCTTGTCATTCAATGGTATGACCTGTTTATGAGTCTCTTGAAACTTTACCTCAACGTCATCAAGGTTTATCTCTACCTTGGTCACTGCATCGCAAGTTTCACCCTTGTAATTGACTCCATCAACATGCCTATAAGATAAGATGACTTTTTCACCGACAGACTTAGCACGAATCTTTAGAAACAGATATTCTATGTCAAAAGATGGTAGCTTGTCTATCTTGATATCTTCATCCAATATGCAGCTTGATATCACATCGATCATCGCACGCTGCATGTGCTCATAATCTTTTGATTCCATAGCAATTAAGAGGACTTTCTCCTCCTTCACCATGAAGGGCCTAAACTTGATGACCCTCTTGTTCGAAGGAAGGGTTGTCGAAAAAGTAGGTATAGCTATCTTAGGTAATGCCATATCATATCTCCATTATCAGATGCCAAACATCGATCCACGTGTCGCTGTCAAGCTGTTACGAAACTGCACTCCGGTTTGCTTTGCTAATCCGCTGACTCCGCCAGATAGACCGTTTTTTGTGAATAGCGATATAAGCGGTGAGAACCGATCCAAGGTGTTCACTGCTCCGCGAAGCAGTGACTCAAGACCATATAGATTCTCAAATGGAAGGGCATCAGGATGGCGTTCGGTTGCGATGAAATATCTCATCTGCACGTTTAGCTTTGCCGCGCCGTCAGCACCCCAATCCAGGTCAACGTCGCTGATGGTATGAGGGTATGCTTCTTCCAGCTTAACCCTATACTGAGGGAAAACATTCCTATCACCTGGCGCATTGAATATGTTCTGGTTAAGAGGATTGAAAACATCGATGACATCATTGACCAGCGACTTGACATCACCTCTGATGACAGAGGTAGCGACGTTCAGCCCGTTTATATTCTGAAACCGTGGCGACTCTGCAAATTGCATGACCTCGACTGATCCGATCATCTCATCATAATATGTCGAATCAAATCCGCCTGCCTTGGGTGCGCGACCTCCGCTCCTGCGGTAGCTAGCTAGACCACCAGAAGATATCGACATGTCTTGCCAGGCCATGAATATCTCGCGCTCGATCATATTCTCGCTTAGCAAGACCCTGAGAGTCATAGGTTGATATTGAAATGCATACGGCACCATTCTGGTGGGGCCATGGTATCTCTGATCTATCGTCTCTAGACTACGAGCGGGTAATGATGCCGATTCGATTCTCAGCGGAAGGAATGATGTATTGAAGAACCCGCTGATCTTAGAAGGTAGAGTTATCATCACGGAGAAGTAATTCGGGCGACCTACGCCTCTCTTACCTACTTCAGCCGAAAACTCTGATACATTGAACCTACGATTTGCCATTACTGAGTTTTCCTATAGCTATCTTTGTATACACCTTCGGTGCTGGAACCGACAAATCGGTGCAACGGCATGAACAGCGCTATGTCCCATGACTTTGGATCTATTCGATAATATCTCGTACGGACGTGACTGAATAGATATTTCTTCACACAAGGCTCATAGAACCTATATCTTGAGACTGACTTTAGCATCTTGTAAGATATCTGTAGGTGCGTCCTCTCATCATAATTCTCGTCGCTTATCACTGTATAGAGCGCATCCATCAGCCTGGCCCGAAGCCTCAGCGGGAGGTAATGCATGTTTAGACCCATGAACCCATCTTCTTTTCCTGCGCGACCGCCTGTCCTGACGGTATCAAACGGAATCACAAGCGGATAGCTGTCATAATATGGCAGCTTATCTTTCGTCTTTGGATCATATGCAAAGAGGTACATCTGGCCGATCATCGGTACGGTCACAAATGCGCTGCGATCTTCACGCATCAATGCATTTGGATTTACCGCTAGCCTGCTGGCCTGAGCGCGAAACCAGTTTCTGGAGTTCTGTTGCTGTGCCGGTAATAGACCTAGCTTGGAACCTTGGTCGAGTAGCCTATCAAAAGTTTGTGCCACCATCTATCGCAGCCTCAGTTCCTTCTCTGTGATTATCACAAAGTCCCAGCCTCTATCTGCGCAGTATTCCTGGGCAGCTTTCCACTTTGCGCTATTTATCCCATACCTCATCACCTCGGTCAGATATGCTTTGGTGGGTCTCTTTTTCCCTTCATGAGGTGGCGGGGGCCTAGTCTGAGCGAGAGGCTTTATCTCTATCATTTTCATTCTGACTGACCCGCCTCTATCGCGCATCTTCACGACGAAATCTGGAAAATACCTATGCCATTTACCATCGATTGGTGAGCGATATGGTACATGCATCTCCTCTGATGCCCATTCTAGGACATCAGGATTCGTGTCAAACTCGACCATGACCCTACGTTCCCACAGAGACCTGAATATTATATTGCTAGGATCCCCGCGGTATTTGTTTGGATTGGTCGGTTGGTATTTACCTTTGTATGCCATACCAGTTATGTATGGTAATAAATATGAATATAGCAACGAGGATAATTATAGCTCAGATGGCTCGTATCTTATCAGAACCACTACCTCGGATATTTGGTGCTGTCACAGAGCGCAATATACCTACGAGGTTTAGCTCATTATATTTCCCTAATGACTATCAGAGAATAGACCACTATGTCACATTCAATATACTCAAGTTTGAGAGCGTGACTAGAACTTCTGCATTAGATTCTGATAGACCTCTAGTCGGCAATAGACGTTCTGTTGCCAGCAGAAAACAGCTATCAATTACCTTACCAATGCCTAATGATTTGCAGACTTCCTATAATGCAAATTATCCTCCCACAGATTTGACTGCGGCAGGTGAGGTGCTTGCGACTGCTGCTTCAAACATCAGCATAGGTCAGATTGCAAGCGCCATGGGATCCGGATCCGGCATAGAACGGTTCATCTCTGGTGCTAGAGAATTAGCGCAACAGGTTGGAGGTGCTGCTGGCGCTGGCGCGGCCGGAACTGCTCTTGCCGCGGATGCTTTTGCTAGGACACCTGGAGCATTTCAAGCAGGTGCGGCCAACGTGACTGGAGTTGCTCGTAATCCGCATAAAGTATTGTTATTTGGTGGTGTCGATTTTAGAACTCATACGTTTTCATTTAGTTTGACTCCTCGTAATAAAACCGAGGCTGATAACATACAACGTATTATAACTGCATTTAAGAAGCACATGCTACCAAAATACGGATTAGGTGAAGTGATACCTCAAGGTGGGTCTCAGATATCTGGACTATTAGGACTTGAAAGTGGTTCTGCGGGATCAGCAATCACTGCGGCAGGTGCAACCTCACGCGCTTTTTTTGAATATCCTGACGTGTTTTTAATACAGTTTCGAGACGAGAAAAAACTTTTCACCATAGGTGAATCTGTGCTGGAATCATTTGGTGTAAACTATCATCCTCAAAGATATCCAGCTTATGTTAGATCATTGTCATCGCCAGGAGAATCAGATCCTGCATCAGTAGAGATTTCATTGACATTTAAAGAAACCGATATCGTTACACGCGATCAAGTCGAACAGTTTGGTAGGTGAAAAATGTCAAAATATTTTTCAAACTTTCCAGTGATCGATTACAAACTTCCACCTTTAGGTAGAACTACGACCGTAATAGATGTCACTAAAAGATTTGTCTTTAGAGATTTTTATCGTAGGAACTTTCTAAGCTTTTATCAATATGATGTGGTTGACGGAGAACGACCTGATAGTGTCGCGTATAAGTTTTACGGTGAATCTGAGTTGGATTGGGTCATATTATTGCCTAATGAGATACTTGATCCTTATTTTGAGTGGCCAAGGACTCAGCTAGAATTAAACTCATATATCAGATCAAAATATGGGGGCGTATCTGATGCTCAGTCACAAGTGCATCATTATGAGCAGATAATCCAGCAACGTAGCTCTATACAAAATGAAGACGGTGAGACGATCACGGTACCTGAGAAAACTTTGATAGTTGATCAAACTACATATGTCTCATTGTCACCTTCTGATAGAAAAGCTGTGACCAATTATGACTATGAATTGGCTAAGAATGAACGTTATCGCACAATATCTGTGATAGATCCAACTTACGTGCCAACCATAGTAGAAACTTTTAGAAACATATACGTCTGACATCATGTTACCTGAACAGAAAACGGGCACAGGTCTAATCCATGCACTGTCTATCAAGTCGACAACGACAGGGCAATCCATCGACATAAAAGGTATAACCACAGAGACCAATTACTATGAGTCGATAGATTCATCATCCATCACTATGACCCTAAGCGTAGTCGATGGATTAGGTCTTAGGACTTCTTTACCTATCATAGGTGGAGAAACCGTTTCATATTCTTTCTCGGACTCTGAACGAGGGTCACCCAAAGTCACAGGGTCTCAGCAGGTATATAAGTTATCAAACAAGTTTAGGGTATCACATAACCTAGACGGATATGACATGTTTTTAACCACTGAGGAGATGGTTAAAGACCAGTATACCATAGTCTCGACCACGCAAGAATCTTTGAACGTAGATCAGATGGTGCGAAAAATATTTGATGAACATGTGGCACCGATAACCAATAAGAAGCTGGTCACGTTAGAGCCTACGGATGGCCTATTCACCAGCACATATCCTAGGGTGAGCCCATTTACTGCGTTGAATTACCTGGCCGATGAGGCCAAGTCAGAAGATCGGCGCAGCTCATCAAATTATTTTTTCTTCGAGACTTCGAAGGGTTACCATTTTGCATCTTTTCAGTATCTAATGCGCCAGCCGCCTAAGAAGACGTTCTACTTCCTTGAGAGCAGGATACCTGGGGATAGACAGTTCGATAGAAATCGAGTGGTATCTATGGAGGAAGAGGTGGGATTTGATATCATGAATGGAGTGACATCCGGTCAGTTTGGCACCCAAGTCCTATCGATAGACCCTGTGTCTAAGAGATTTAGGTCATCTCAATATCTCTATAATAGAGATTATCAGCAGCTAGATCATTCTAGCGCATATCCAACGGTATCACCTCAAGTTTCACGTAGCCTTGGTACATCCATATCCAAGGAGAAGTTTATAATATCCGACTCGCATAGAGGCACAGTACCATTTGTGACCGAACGGGATTCGGATGCACAGAACACATTCAGGCGTAGACAAGATTTTCTTGCATTTGAGACAGCTTCGAAGGCAGATTTGCTATCTAAGGTAACCAAGTTGCTGGTGCATGGTGCTTCAGACCTAAACGTGGGTGACACGATAGAGATACGTATACCTCAGTCGGGTGAGAACCGAGTCTCTCGCCGACAGATGGATGGTTTTGCCGGAGGTAAATATCTCGTGACTGCGCTAGCACATCGCGTCGGTCCTATGGGTATCAGATATGGCACGGCGATAGAATGTGTGAAAGATGCATATTCACAGCCGGTTGATGGGAGACAATAGACATGCCGGTACGTGACGACGAGTGGCTTGGTACGAACGGCTTTACATGGTTCATGGGTATAGTCGAGGATCGCAATGACCCTCTTAGGGTTGGTCGAGTGCGCGTGCGATGCTTCGGTTGGCATACGGCAGATAAGACACAGCAGCCGACCGACACGTTACCATGGGCTGTTGTGATGATGCCGGCAAACTCCGCCGCCAGCAGCGGCGTCGGTAGCTCGCCGACAGGACTGGTAGAAGGTAGCTGGGTGGTCGGCTTCTTTATGGACGGAGCGAAGGCCCAGCAGCCGATGATCATGGGTACGTGGGTCGGAGTCGCAGGTGATGCTGGAGATGACACACAAGGGTTTGGTGACCCAAACGGTACTTACCCTGTCGCACAGAATACTCCAGACACTTCAGCCCTGGCGGTCGGAGGCACGGCCTATCTCAACCACTCCAGCACACAAGATCGTATGGCTAATAGAGTGACGGGTGTGCCGACTGCGACTCCGCCTAAGACAGACTCCGTTTCGCTGGTCGAAGAAGAAGAGTTTTATGAACCTAAGACATGGGATCAACCTCAGATCCAAGGTCTGACTCTCCCACCTCTATACCCGTTCAATCACGTTCGCACGACAGAAGCAGGTCATGTCTTTGAGATCGATGATACCGAGGGTGCTCGCAGGATCCATGAGTATCATGCATCTGGATCATTTCGCGAGATCCGAAATGATGGGACTCGCGAGACGCGAATAGTCGGGGATGACTATGAGATCATAGTGCGTGATAAGAATGTCTTGATATCAGGCGCATGTAACGTGACGGTCAAGGGCGATGCAAAGCTTATGGTCGAAGGGACGATGACGCAAGAGGTATCAGGCGATTATTACCTGGCGGTGCGCGGCTCGATGTACGTGAAGGTCGATGGAAACGAGGCCGTCGAGGTGGTCGGCACCTCAACTCGACAGATAAACGGCGCTGAGTCAAAGAGAGTATCACAAGATAGCACCGTCACCATAGGCGGAGACACTGTAGCAAGCTATGCCGGAACACATACGCAGACTAACCTAGGTGACATGTCGCTAACTCTTCAGGGAGACCAGTCTATCGCGATATCAGGTAAGTCGATCGTGGCAGTCGCAGGTGACATGCTGGTGGGGTCGGGCGCTAAGATGGAGGTCGCAGGTAAATCTTCATTCAAGGCAGGATCTCCTGGTCCTACAACGATCAAAGGCTCTAGGGTGGATCTGAACCCATGACAATAGCCATACACAGACAAGATGACAGCAGGATTTGTGGTGCCACCACTGTAGTCACAGGTCAGACCACCGTATATGCAAACGGTAAATTAGTCGCGGTCAACGGCGACAAGAATACCCATGGAGAAGGCGGCCTCATCGCTGCGACCAAGCAAGTATACATCGCAGGTAAGATGGTAGTCAACCTTGGTGATTCTGCGGCGCAAGATAATCTGTGTGGAGTAATCGGTCAACCTGCGACACACTGCGACCCTTATACGACAACCGGATCCTCTAACGTGTTTGTAGGTAACCCATGACCACACAAATAACGGAAGGTCTGGTCACAGCAGCGACTCGCCTGACAGCAAATACAGTATCTTGCGGTGTTGGTGGAGGATTAAGCTCATTCCGTGAGACCATAGGTGAAGTGACCACTACGATTAATCAGGCTATCACCGCAGCGAATGATGTCATCGCGGCCGTGCAGAACTTACCCACGCTGATAGCACAAGAGGTGTCTACGGCCGCCGAGTCACTCCTGAATAACCTGGTGAGCGAGCTAGAGATACCAGAGGCCAAGCTACCTGATGAGATCAGAACTCTGCTGGAGCTGGTGAGTGATCCTGGTGCATTCATCGCGAAATATCTTGATATTGCTGCATTATTTCCTAATGTCGACCTAGATAAGATCCTCAATGATATATTGACGATACCAAACTTTGACATATGCTCGATGGTACCAAACTTTCAAGTGATAAACGGAGAGGTTGCTGAGAGGGCTGCTGAGAATCCGCCACCGACAGGGAATGCGACAGAGTCACCTGCTCAGGCTGAGATACCCGCAACACCTACCCCTGAGCCTCCGCCTAATACTTCGGCCGCATCACAGCGGGTGATAGTTGAACAGCTCCCTCCCGTGGGTGAGAACCGTGGCTTGACCGAGCAACAGAGGCAATCGCGAACATCACAATATTCTGCTGAGCTTGATGAAAATAACAATCAACGGGCTGCGCTTCTAGCACAGCTTGAAAATGCTGTTCCAGGGTCGGCTGAATATAATAGTCTGCTTGATGAACGCGATCGTCTAAATGAAGAGGCTGCGCGGATCAGAGCAGGTAGACCTAACTAAGTATCCCTGTGTCGGCAATACCGATTATACAGGTAAACACTCAGGTTGTCAAGGGCCTTTCTTGGTTCCTGATAAATATGCCACACACGGAGAGGTTGCATGGCCGGCGCGATCAAGACCCCTGTATTCAAGGATTTCGACCTGAACATGAAAGTTCACCCGGTTACGGGTAAGCTTGTCACCCGCAAGAACGCGGACTCGGTGAAGCAGGCCATCAAGTGTCTGGTTCTGACCGACAAGGGCGAACGTCCGTTTCGCCCACAGTTCGGTTCTGACGTTCGCCAGAGATTGTTTGATCTGATGGATCCAGCCATCGAATCTAGCGTCGAGTTCGACGTGACCTCCGCTATCAGAAACTATGAGGATCGGGCTGAGGTAATCGCAGTCGGAGTCGAAGGTGACCCAGATACAAATAATCTGCAGGTCAATATCTCATTCAGGGTGCTGAATACGAGCGTACCTTCTAGCCTTGTCCTTACACTAGAGGCGATCAGGTAATGGCAGCTAATAGCGCGATAACCGTAACAGGTCTAGACTTCGATTCCATCAGGCTAAACCTCCGTAACTTCATTGCAGGTAGGTCAGAGTTTTCTGATTTTGACTTTGAAGATTCTGCGATAGGTACTCTGCTGGACTTGCTGGCATATAACACATATTACATGTCGTTCTATGCGAACATGGCTGCAAATGAGTCGTTCCTTGACACAGCGCAGATATATGACAACGTGGTATCGCGTGCGAAGATGCTTGGGTATACGCCGTCATCAGCGCGCGGCCCGACAGCAAACGTCTTAATCTCATTCACGACTCCAGCTAATTCTACATTCCGCACGATAACAGTCGCTAAAGATACGAAGTTCAAGGCCACGGTCAATGGTGTGTCTTACACGTTCGTCACACCTCAGTCATACGTCATATATGCGAACACTACGAATCGGTTTAGAGGTTACGTCGATATAACAGAGGGTACACCTCTGACGCATCGGTATCTATTCACAGCGGCCAACACATCATTCATCTTACCTAACGCCAATACCGACATCTCCAGCCTTTCGGTGTCAGTCACAACGGCGGGTAACACTCAGACCTATGTCGAAGCATCTGACCTGCTGACGGTAAACTCCTCATCTAAGGTGTTCTTCATCGAACCTGACCGCAATACCCTCTATAAGGTATCATTCGGTGACGGTGTATTCGGTAGAAAGCCATCTTTCAATAGCACTGTCACGATAGAATATCGCGTATGTAACGGGTCACGTGCTAACGGCGCAAATAATTTCACAGCCGTGAGCACAGTAGGTGGGCAATCGAGCTTCACCTTGACTGCTATAGAGAGGGCATCAGGTGGCGCTGAGATAGAATCGACCGAATCCATTCGCTTCAATGCTCCACGAATGTATGAGACACAGAATCGCGCTGTGACCCTTGAGGACTATCGCCGCATTATATTGCGCGACAATCCCGATATGGCGGCCGTGAGCATCTGGGGTGGAGAAGATAACGTCCCGCCGATCTACGGCAAGGTCTATGCCGCGATCAAGCCGAAATCAGGCACTCTCATTTCGACCAATCGCAAGACATCGATACGCAATGATATCCGTAAATATAGCGTGCAATCGATAGACCTAGAGATCGTCGATCCGACATATCTGTATGTCGTGCCAGCTGTGACCGTCAGATACGATCCGATTGAAACTACTCTGACCGCGTCACAGATAGCGGCAGCAGTCGCATCTAAAGTCATCTCATATGAATCGACAAACCTGAACAGATTTGAAGGTAAGTTTAGGTATTCTAGATTCCTTGATACAGTCGATTCTGCAAATAGGTCGATAGTCACGAGCACGGCCAAGATAGGTGTCAGAAAGAAGTTCACACCATCTCTTGTCGCTCGTAACACATACAACCTGACATTCAATCGAAAGCTAAACCATCCGTCTGATGGATATGTCTCCGCATCATCATCGAGCGCATTCACCTTAGATGGGTTTAGGGCATTCTTTGATGATGACGGCTATGGTGTCCTTAGGATATATCGTCTCGTAGACGGTAAAAAAGTTTATATCAGGAATAATGCTGGAACTGTGAATTATGAGACAGGGCTGGTGACTATAACTTCATTCCTACCTGATGCCGTCAGCACAGGTGAGCTGAGCTTCACCGTGGAGCTTGACGAATACAACGTCTCGCCGATTCGCAATCAGATAGTCCTGATTGCAGGTGCGAATATTACTGTCATAAACGATAACACTGGAGCGACAGAAGCGATCCTAGACACCATCAACACGTTAGGGAACACGCTCACTATATCGAGCACTTCTCTATCCTCGGTGACGACGTTCTGACATGACCATATCCGGGGCAGAGGAGACTTTCAAGAGGATTTCTCCTCAGATCGAGGCGCAGTTTCCTGCCTTCATCCGTGAAGAAGGTCCTAGGTTTGTAGAGTTTCTGAAAGCGTATTACGAATTCCTAGAGCAGTCTGGTGGCGCTGTCCAAGCTGGCCGTAGCCTGATCGACTATCAAGACATCGATCGGACCCTAGACTCGTTCTTGGAAAGCTTCCAGCGCGAGTTTATGATCAACATACCTCAGACGGTGCTCGCCGACAAGAGGCTGCTGGTCAAGCATATCAGGGACATATACCGCGCCCGTGGATCCGAATATTCCTATCGGTTCCTATTCCGTGCGCTCTTTGATAAAGAGATCGATCTCTATTACCCAGGTGACTATATCCTGAAGGCATCTGACGGTAGATGGGTCAAGGAAACTCTATTAAGAGTCGGCAACCCCATAACGGGTGATGTCAATGACCTTCTAGGGCGGTCAATCACTGGCACTACTAGTGGCGCCACGGCCAGGGTTCAAAGCATCACTCTGGTCAATGTCCTTGGCTTAGACCTATATGAGTTCGTTGTCGAGGACGTATCAGGTACCTTCGTCAACGGCGAAAAGATACAAGATGGTTCTGGTGTCGAAGCTACCATCCAAGCGCAGACAGGATCTATAACGGATCTAGATGTCATAACTGGCGGCGCCTTTCATACCTCAGGCGACCGAGTAACCATAACGTACGGTGGAGCGACAGGCACTGGCGTCATCACGTCGACAGATGACGTGGGACCAGTGTCTTTTCGAATCAAGAGAGGCGGTAGCGGCTATAGAGCAGGGTCCGCGATCCTAAATGTATCTGGTGGTTCTGGCGGCGGCGCGGCTGTTCGTGTGCTATCGATTGCGAACACGATCAACGTCGTGCTCAACTCTGACCGCATATCACCTCTAGCATCCGTCATCCTATCTACCGGTAGCACGTTTGTCAGCTTAGGCACTAATACGGCAGCAGTCTCGGCAAACTTGGCGACAGCAAACGTATCATCCGTCATATCATCGGTGCTTAGATTTGCTAATGTTATCGGTGGGAGCATCAATTCCATCGCTCTGCTTAATCCCGGCAAGAACTATAGCGCGGCTGGCCTGCCTACCGTGACAGCTATTGATCAGGTTGTCGCAGATTATGAGCTACCTGGACAGAGCGGTTTCTATCAAGGTTCGGATGCTCTGATCGAGGCCATACCAGCGCCAGGTTATATTAAGACTATCAAGATCGAGTCAAGCGATCCCTCATTTGACCATTTTGAATATGCTACTGCGACAAACCTCAGAGGAACTGCAAACGTAGTCATAGGCACGACCGATGACAACGGCATCACTCGCTTCCTGGTTCGCGCAAACACTTATAGCGCGACAGTCGACCCTGATGTCACTGCTATAGAAAGCTTGCCAGGTAGATATATCGACACAAAAGGCTTCTTGAGCTGGGATAATCGCCTACAAGATAATCTATTCTATCAAGAATATTCATATGTGATCAAAGTCGCAGAGATAGTCAACAAATATCGCGACATAGTAAAAAGGTTTGTGCACCCATCTGGCATGAAGATGTTTGGACAGGTCGATGTCACGTCGATTGTAGAATACAAAGAGACCCAATTATCTACATCGACAATCGAACGTATGCCAGTCACGGTGAATGTTGGTAAGCTATCACTAGAGGCAAACACGTATGTTGGAGCCCAAGAAAGCAATACGACGGGTGTCAGGTTTAGCAGCTCCGGTCGAAAGATGTACGCCGTCGGCATGGCCACGGATAAGGTATTCCAGTATAACCTGACTGCTCCATTTGATCTTACTACTGCTAGCTATTCAGGCAAAAGCTTCTTGATAGGGAATACCGAGTTTCGTTCAGGCCGCGAGACAACTCCTCGTGACATCGAAGTTAGAGAGGACGGTTCTCGTCTCTACGTCTTAGGCGACTCGTCGAATGCGGTTAACCAGTATGACATGTCAACAAACTGGGATCTATCGACTGCCTACCTGAATCTAGATCGGATCCTGGATGAGGCGGGCGGCGAGACGATACTTGCTGAGACAGAAGATACACTCGCATTTGAGTTTGTCAAGGGCGTCACGAACCTCCTGCTATCGGTAGGCAATACTAAGCCGTTAGGTATGACATTCAGACCTACCGGCATGTCGCTATTTGTATCTGGCACAGATGAGTCTAACTCGGTCCCGACAGACACTGGTGAGCTAGTCTTACGGATATCACGCGGCGGTAGCGGATACACCGTTGGTAATACGATCATAACCATAACCGGCGGCACAGGATCCAACGCGGCTGCGATAGTCACAGCCATATCGAATACATCAATCATCACGTATGCGGCCGACGTACTATCAAAGATATCTAATATAGTCTTGGGTACCGGACCTACATTCGTGTCGCTCGGCGCGAACTCTGCGTCTGTGCCGGCAAACTTTGCTGCCGCAAACGTGTCATCGACTCTTTTATCCGCATTGTCATTCCCGACGATCACCGTCGGATCCATATCTGCGATTAGCATGATCGACCAGGGCCGAGGGTATACGACCGGTGGGTTGCCCACGGTTACAGCCATCGATCCGCTAATACAGAGCCTTGGTCTACCTGGTCAAGGTGGCCTATTCAAAGGTGAAGATGCGATTCTGGTTGCGAATACGATACCTCAGAAGAAAGGTATCGTGTATGAAGCTACCATGACTACAGCTTGGGATATCAGCACAGGCACCGTTCTCAGAAACTTTGTGGTCGATGAAAACTCAGAGTCGATATTGATGCAGGACGGTGATAGATTGATGCTTGAGACATCAAAAGTGTTCTATCTTGATAATGATATGATCACTCCGTCTGGTGTCGTGTTTAGCGATGATGGTCTGACCATGCTGGTATCAAGCTTGACGACAGGTCGCATATATCAGTATGACCTATCGACTGCGTGGGACATCGAGACTGCGGTCAGCCGCCTAGATAGGCTTGCGCTCGAAAACGGCGTCGATTTTATCGCATTTGAAGACCTAGAGTCAGCCGTGCAGGAGAGCAGCATAAGCCTCAAGCTGGCGACAGAAGATTCGAAGCCTGAAGGTATCGCGATTAGCGTCGATCAGACCAAGCTATTCGTCGCAGGATCATCCACGGACCGCATATATTCTTATGTCAGAGAATCCAGGTCCCTAAGCGAAGCCACAGAGCAGATAATACATCAAGACTTGGCATACGTGGCCTATGAATAGTAGGATAAATATCAGGCACATGGTCGGGGCTTGAGATGGCAGGTACAACCACTAAGGTTTTTCGTATAAACACAGCTGAGCAATTCAGAGAATCGCTGAGCGAGGCGTCTCCTACGCGCATGTACATGTTCTTTGGTCGCACTACATCTTTTGCAAATGATTCATCTCCACCATCGATTGCAAATGACATCTTCACTACAAAATACGATGTCTATAAGGACATGATGTCACTGCGCCGAGTGTATCTCAGCGATAGTATACATGTGGTCCCAAGGTTTAACTGGACTTCTGGCACAGTCTATACTCAGTATATCGATAACGATGCTACCTTGTTTGGTAAGCAGTTCTATGTCATCTCATCAGATAACAATGTCTATAAATGCATTGATAATAATAGAGGCGCGCAGTCTACCGTCGAGCCGACTGGAACCAATACTAGAATATTTCGAACATCGGATGGTTACCGTTGGAAATTCATGTTCACGGTTTCTTCAGCCGATAGCTTGAAATTCATGGATGATGCCAATATACCTATCAGAGATGTCACGGCCAATGACGGTAGCGCACAAGCTACTGTGCAGGCTGCGGCCGCAAATGGGTCGATAGAACACATAGTCATATCAGCCAACGGCTCCGGATATCTCTCGATATCAAACACATTTGCATTGGTCACAAATAGCACTACCGTATCCTTTGGTGGCGAAGCATCTCAGGTTGATAACATCTACACAGGTTCTACCGTCTACATCTCAGGTGGTAGGGGTGGTGGCCAGCTCCGCAGGGTCATTAGGTATTCTGGTGTGGGGAAGATAGCTACCGTCAACGGAGCATTCACTACGGTCCCTAACACCTCATCATCTTACGTCGTAGCACCGAATGTCATCATACAAGGTGACAGCGGAGCGACCTTCTCTCAGAGGGCGATAGCATATGTCTCAAACTCTCAAGGTGGTCAGATCCGTAGGATTACCATGATAAGCACAGGACGAAACTATTCGACCGCTAACGTGATGATATCAGCTAATTCTAGCCATGGTTCTGGAGCATCCGCGCGGGCCGTTCTATCTCCTCCTGGAGGTCACGGTTCAAATGCGCGTGAGGAGCTTGGTGCTGATACAATCATGTTCTCGGTATCCGCATCTGGTCTTGAATCAAACTCTGTCGCAGTCGGTAATGATTTTCGCACGGTCGGTCTGATACGTGATCCGCTATTGCGCTCAGGCCCATCTGCGAATGCAGCTGTGATTGACCAGTGTTCAAGGATTACCGTATCTAATGTGCTGGGAAGATATAGGGATGACGAAGTCCTTCTCGGTGCATCTAGCGGTGCTAAAGCCAGAGTCGTTAGCTTTGCTAACACCAATGAATCTTCCACATCGGGGCTCATTAGGGTCATCAGGCTCACTACTGGCGGGACTGGTATCGGATTTTCAGCAGGTGAGACGCTTACAGGTCAGTCATCTGGTGCGACATCCACGGTGTCGTCCTTCGTCAGGTCAGCGGTTCGTGAGGGTAGTGGGGATGTGCTCTATATAGAGAATAGAAGCCCAATCGTCCGAGCCAGCGACCAGATCGAAGATTTCAGGTTCGTGATGTCATTTTAGGCAGGGAAATATAAATGGCTAACAATATCACGACGTATAACGTCTCCCCTTACTACGATGACTTTTCTCCTGATAAGAACTATCATCGGATTCTGTTTCGTCCTGGTTATGCTGTGCAGGCTCGTGAGCTTACGCAGCTACAGACAATATTGCAGGATCAGGTTAGCAAATTTGGGCAGCATGTATTCAAGGACGGTTCGCGAGTCCTAGACGGCCAGCTGTTCTATGAGACTAACGTATATGGTGTCCGTCTAAACTCCACTTTTGGTGGTAATACGGTTGGTAGCACCACGGCCGCAAATACTGTAAACGTCAACCTGTTTGCAAACTCGATTGTCACAGGTATCACTTCAGGCGCTAGAATGAGGGTGAAGCTCATTCAACCTTCGACAGCCGTAGGTGAGCCGACGATAGCTATCTCATCGCTAATTCGTGGTGGCACAGGCTCGTATCTAATCGCCAACAATGAAGTGCTACGGTTCAATGATGCTGCGACGAATACCGTCATAGGGTATGCAAATAGCGCCAGATCAGGTGCTGTGACTCAGGCGACTCTTGTTCATGTCGACAAAGGTGTATATTTCGTCAGAGGCCATCTGGTGCAAAACCCTGCCCAGACAATCGCCGTATCTAATACATCAGGATCACCCAATGCAACCGTTGGCTTCATCTATGCAGAAGACATCGTAACAGCGGCTGATGATACCGAGCTGTTAGATCCAGCGCAAGGTTCATATAACTATTCTGCTCCCGGCGCCGATCGTTATCGCATAAGGTTGACTCTACACAAGGTTGACCTTGGTAGAAACGGTCTAACGTCCAACAACCTACCGACAAACTATTTTGAGCTAATACGTCTTGTCGAGGGTACGCCTCGCGTGCCGATCAATCAGCCTGCATATGCGACGCTGCTAGATGTCATGGCTAAGAGGACATATGAAGAATCGGGCGACTATGAGATTCGACCGTTCAAGGCCGCAGTATCAATTAATGGGTCTGAAGCCGCCAATCTTTTCCTCACTCTCACCCCAGGTAAGGCCATAGTCCGCGGGTACCCTGTCGAATATCTGACATCTAGTAAGGTTGTTGTCTCTAAGGGCCGTGACACAGAATCTCAGACGGGATATGACGTTGGGACATACTATGGTAATTACCTAAAGGTGACTGCCTTAGCTAACGGATCTTTCGCATTTTCAAACACAGGTGCAGTTGAGCTCCATAAGGTATCAAATCGTGGTGCTTTAAGTGCTGCGACGAAAATAGGCACAGCGCATACATCTGCTTTCATATATGATAGCGGCTCTGGTAATACTGCTGTCCATCTATTAGCCTTGCATAACATTCAGATGTCAGGTAACAATAGGTCTGCTAATGTCAGGTCTGTGATAGCTGGGACTCATAGCAATGTCCAAGCATTTGCAAACATTGCATCGGTTGGTGTGTATAGCAACGGATCGACGCAAATATTCGATCCGCTCTATTCATCCTACGTATTTGAGCTACCACACGATTATATCAAGACGATCACCTCATCTGAATATGAGGTCCGTCGTGTGTTCAAAAACATCTCCTTTGTCTCAGGTCAAGCCACGATTCTGACGGATAACGGAAATGAGAGGTTTTTGGGTGCAACAAGCGGCGTGGTTCCTTCAGGAATTGTTGCTAGATATTACACCGTTATCACGAAGTCTGCAAGCGGGACTTTTGCAAAGGGTAAGCACATCCCTCTTGACAGCGGAAGCAGAACCGTAACTATAGCTTCAGTCTCGGCGGGATCACCTGGCCAGGCAACAATCAATCTCAATGATGGTACGTTCAATGGTACCTGCGATATCATCGCTGGTATAGATGTCGAAAATGATGCGAGTCTTCGGCCGGGAATTCGTACGAAGACTAGAGTATTGAACTCGACTAAAGTCTTTCGTAATATTGCGGCAAATACGAATTACTCATTGTTAAAATCTGACCTAGATCGGATTATTGCTGTCTATTGGGCAGGCAGCAATACTAAGATCCCAACCTCGACCACTAACAACGTCTCTAATATCTTAAATAGGTTTGTGGTTGATACTGGTCAGAAAGATACCTATTATGACCATGCTAGCTTGAGGCTCAAGGTAGGCGCGACAGCACCTAACGGCTACATCAATGTGGTATTCAATTACTATACGCATTCTGGTAAGGGTGCATTGACTGTCAATTCTTACCCGGTATCTTATGCTAATATCGGTTCATATACGACCAGCCAAGGTACCGTCGTACGTTTGGCTGATGCATACGATTTCCGCGCTAGACGGACTGATAACTCTGCAAACTCTACCTTGACGTTTGATACGTCGGTGCAGCTACCTGACTATTCGCAGTCCATAAACTCTGACTATTCATATTACCTATCTCGCGCCGATAAGCTAGTTCTCACCAAGACAGGTCAGTTTGTCGTTCTTCCGGGCATATCATCATATGATAATGCATTGGCGCCCGCCGACGTAGAAGATGCCATGACTATCGCATCGATAAAAGTCGCACCTTATACATTTGATGCGCGCGGCGTGTCTCTGGTATATTCAGATAACCGCAGATTTACCATGCGTGACATAGGTAAGATCGAAAAGCGAGTTGGCCGCATAGAATATTATACGGCGCTATCATTACTTGAGAAAGATGTCAAGGAGCTTGATCTCAAAGATTCTCAAGGTAATACGCTATTCAAAAATGGGATCCTGGTTGATAACTTTAAAGGTTCCAACGTAGCAGATGTAACAAATCCTGATTATAAGGCATCGATTGATTTCGATGAGAACTATGGTCGTCCTCCGTTTACACAAAACGCGATCGACTTTAATCTTGGTACCCAGACTAATGTCACTAAGAAAGGTAGCTTGATAACTCTACCTTATGTTGAAGAAGTTGTCTTTAGGCAAGACCTTGCATCAGACCTTGAATATATCAATCCGTTTGAGATCGGAAACTGGGTTGGTAAGCTAACATTATCACCTGATCGTGACTTCTGGTATGATACAGTTGCAGCACCAATTCTTGTGACTAATCCTGATGGAATAAATGATTGTTACCTACCTGGTGCTATCGATGATCGAGTCTCTACTGCCGTCGAGAAAAATAGGTGGCTAATTGGTAGATGGAACGTCTGGAATAGCACATGGTTCAATTATGATTATTTCAAATCTAGTGGATTGATAACTGAAGAGGTATATCCAGGTAGCGGAGGCGGCCAGGGATCAGCCGGCATATCACGGATATTTGATCCAGATAAGATCAAGCGATTTAGGATATCAGGTACGATCGGATCTCCAGGTGGAGGTACTGGCGGGGGTGATGTAATCCCATTTGCCAGAGCTATATCCATCAAGTTTGATGTCGAAGGTATGCGTCCAAATACTGAGATATTCTGTTGGTTTGATGGTAGGTTCTATAGCCCTCAGATTAGGGTCGGATCGGCTACAGCTAATATCGGATTAGGTAGGCTGTATACAGATAAGCACGGTAGGGCCAACGGGTATATAGAAATACCAAATCCATCAACTAATTCATTTTACAGGGTGCCCGCTGGCACTAAGTTGGTCCTTTTCTCGGATGACCCATATACACCTAGGTTTAGCACGACATGGGCCCAGGCAACGTTTACCTCAGAGGGTAGAGTCAAACCTGTGACCCCACCGCCGTCTGATCCACCTGTCTATGATCCAACACCTATATATTGTGATGATACTCCTATTACTATCACCCCTATCACCCAAAACTATTTTGTGGATAGTAGCAGGTCTCTAGCTGACTTTATAGCTGAAGTAGAGGCAAAGACAGGTCAGCCTATCAATGCTCTTGATCCTTCTTTGAGTAAGGAAGAAGCAGCAGCGCAGCTAACAGGAAGCTTAAATGACATCTATTCTAATTTGTTGGTAAACCCTAATGATACCATAGATACTGCTCGTGAACAGCTTGCTGCTGAAAATAATTCTGAGACAAACTTAGATTTTAGCGGAGCAGTATATTGGGTATCACAGTATATTGATACTGCAGGTGGATATGGATTTGATCAGATTGAAAACTCCATCACGGTGGCTTCGACAGAGCGCGCGGCCTTGGTGGCTGAAGATCCGACATGGACAGATCCGAGCTTTGGGACTTGATGCATATGACCTTGGTAGATAACAAGCCACAGGAGATGACTAACAGATGACATCATTACCATTGACTCAACCAGGTGTGACTAGATCTGGCCCGAGCCCTCTGTCGCAGACCTTCTCGGTCACAGACATCGAGTTTCCACAAGGGATGTTTGTATCATCATGCGACATATATTTCTATTCTAAGGATCTATTTGCTCCGGTGACTCTTGATATACGGCGTGTTGCACTAGGTTTACCTACATATGAAATTATCGCCGGATCTCAGGTGGTATTGATACCTAGTCAGGTTGAGACTTCTCTAGAAGGTAACGTGGCCACAAAGTTCACATTCGATGTTCCTGTCTATCTGGAACCTGGAGAATATGCAATATCGCTATCGACCAATAGCAACAAATATAGAGTGTTTGTCGCTACGGTCGGTGGACTTGATATACAATCTGGGTTAGAGATAACAAAGCAGCCGTTTGGTGGCAACCTGATAAAGCCACAAAATACTGGCACTGCTTCGGTGGAGCAATTTAAGGATCTGAAGTTTGTTCTCTATCGCTGCAGGTTTGAGAGCGGTCCTGGTACTGTTGATTTCACAAGTAATACCCAGTCATCGCTAATCAATTTCTCAGGATATTCTGCTGTCGTAAGCTCCACAATACCTGACAATACAACCACGATAACCTATCAAGTCAAGACAAGAACTGCATCATCTAACACGATTGGTGCCTTTGTTGATGCGCTAGTGGGTGAGAATAGGTTCTTTGATACGACGAAACAGATCAATGCATCGACAGCTAGCGATATCACCTTTAGGGCGACGTTGCGGTCTACCGATGATAGAGTATCACCTGTCATCAATGCTGAGAAGTTTGGCACCTTCGTCTTTCATAACTCGATCAATAATAATAGCTCGGGTGAGACGACAGGTCGCGGAGGTAGCGCAAAGGCTAGGTACATCACGCGCAAAGTTAATCTGGCCGACGGGTTTGATGCTGATGGTTTGAGGGTATTTGTCAATGTCAATAAGCCTGCGAGCACAGACATAAAGGTCTATTACAAAGTTCTATCAGGCGCCGACACGCAGCTATTTGATGATCGGCCTTATGTCGAGATGAGCCGAAAGAATCCAGACTTGACATTCACGACTTCAGCAGAAGAATTTGTCGAGGATGAATATATCGCAGAGAAGATCGTCTACACGGGGGCTAGCGGCGGCAAACATGACACGTTCAAGACGTTTGCCATCAAGATAGTGATGCTATCATCAGATGCCGCAGTCATACCTCGTATCAAAGACCTACGAGCAGTCGCGCTATCATGAAGTATGCTAAGGTCAAAGACCACAATGATATATTGCGGGATCAACATTCGAAGGCTCTCATCGCTGTAGATAAGTCTGCGCTTGAGGCCCATCGTAAGATTAAGTTGGATAAGCAGAGACTTGACAACGTGGAACGCGCCGTAGGAGAGATCGGTAGGGACGTGGCGGTGATCAAGGCGATGCTGATGGCGCTGATACCTGGCGCAGAAAGGTTGGATGACAAGCAATGATCGGTATAAATATACCTGATCTTCAGAGCTAAAGGGACAGTAAATGGCTAAGATCGCTAACGTCGAGCTATCGAACACGTTTGATACCTGGAGGATACGCTCGAACCAGGCGTTCAACCGCCTAAGTCAGTTCGCAATCGACGAATCCAAGCTATATGCTAACACAGTCACCGCGAACGTGAGGTTCGTGTCTCTCGGTGCCACCAAGCTAGGTTCTTCCGCCGCGACGACGACCATTGTTAACGGAATCTTGTCTGCTAACGGCCGCGCGACGATAGGGTCTAACCTTGCGGTCACAGGTAACACATCGACCAACAAGCTCACGGTCACGTCATCGCTGACTTCTTCAGGCAATACGACTCTTGGCGCCGCCGCTAAGACGATATCTGCGACAGGTCTAGTCTCTGTTACCGGTCGTCAGACGATCGATAATAACCTGACGGTATCTGGTAATACGACATTAGGTGGCGCAGCCAAGACGATATCTGCGACAGGTCTAGTGTCAGTCACAGGTCAGCAGACGATCGACAATAACCTGACAGTATCTGGCAATACTACATTAGGTGGCGCCGCCAAGGTTCTCACTACCACAGGTTTGATCTCGCACACCGGTCGCCAGACGATCAGCACTAATTTGACGGTATCTGGCAATACGAGCATCGCAGGTTTGCTAGCAAACAGCTCTCTCGGGACAGCTGGCTTCGTCCTAAAGACGAACGGAACCAGCATATACTGGGATGCTGCCGCGGCCGCTGGTGGCGCAGGTGGCGGCGACTTCAATACCGCCATCGCGAATGCTGTGGGCTTTGCACCCACGACGACGCTACGCAATGCTTTTGTGGCTGCTGCCACTTCAGGCAAGCGTTATGTCATCCGCTCGATTCATGTGTCAAATATAACAACGGCTAATGCTACGATAACAGGTCAGTTTGACGGTACCACCTACGCCAACAATTCATACTCATTCACAGTGCCGGTACCGGTGGGTTCCGCCGTCGAGCTACTCAAACGCCCGAAGGTGCTACAACCTAGCGATAAGATCAAGATGCAGGCCTCGGCTGACTCTAGCCTACATGCGACGATCGCATTCGAAGTGATTGACGGCACCAGCCACTTCGGCGCAGGTGTCGACGTCACATCCGATGCTACCTTCACCGATCTCTATACCGCCACAGGCGCGGCCGTAGTCGAGTCGGTGCTGCTATCGAATGATGATGGTACATATGACGTCAAGGCTCGTGTGGTCTGGACAGACGGGTCAAACAATATACAAGGTTACTACTGCTATGACCTGATTGTTCCGGCTGATTCTACCGTCGAGGTGCTAGATGCACCGAAGCACCTACCGAGCGGGTATAAGGTTCGCGTCTATGCGAACGTCGGGAACCGCCTCGAGGCGATGATAGCCGGTAAGGTGGCCTGATGAGCGGCACGACGACCAAGGGCGCTTGGCGACTTCAGGACGTCCGTGACAACATACTGAAGGGTGAATGGATCACCTATAATGTGAGCAATGATCCAGGCACTCTGTGGTCATGGGGTTACAATTTTTTTGGTCAGCTAGGCGATAACACAGTCACCTGCAGGTCATCGCCGATACAGGTGCCAGGCATCCAGTGGACAGAGGTCAGCGGCGGCAGCTACCACACAACAGCCCGCAAGTCCGACGGCACGCTGTGGTCATGGGGTTATAATAATCAAGGTCAGCTAGGCGACAACACAGTCACCCGCCGTTCATCGCCGGTGCAGATACCAGGCACCCAGTGGACAGAGGTCAGCGGCACCACGGGCCACACAACAGCCCGCAAGTCCGACGGCACGCTGTGGTCATGGGGTAACAATGGCATTGGTCAGCTAGGCGACAACACACTCATCTGCAGGTCATCGCCGATACAGGTGCCAGGCACTCAGTGGACAGAGGTCAGCAACGGCGGCGGCAACCACACAATAGCCCGCAAATCTAATGGTACCCTATGGGCATGGGGTATAAATAATGGTCAGCTAGGCGACAATACAACCATCTTCAGGTCATCGCCGATACAGGTGCCAGGAACCCAGTGGATAGAGGTCGATGGCGGCGGCGGCCAGCACACAACAGCCCGCAAGTCCGACGGCACGCTGTGGTCATGGGGTTACAATCTTTTTGGTCAGCTAGGCCACAACACAGTCACCTGCAGGTCATCGCCGATACAGGTGCCAGGCACTCAGTGGACAGAGGTCAGCGGCGGCACCAACCACACAACAGCCCGCAAGTCCGACGGCACGCTGTGGTCATGGGGTTGCGGCATCCAGGGTCAGCTAGGCGATAACACAGTCACCTGCATGTCATCGCCGATACAGGTGCCAGGTACCCAATGGACAGAGGTCGATGGCGGCGGCCAGTACACAACAGCCCGCAAGTCCGACGGCACGCTGTGGTCATGGGGTGGCGGCATCCAGGGCCAGCTAGGCCACAACACAGCCACCTGCATGTCATCGCCGATACAGGTGCCAGGCACTCAGTGGACAGAGGTCAGCGGCGGCTTCCGCCACACAACAGCCCGCAAGTCCGTCTAAGAGGTAACGACATATGAAATATTTCAAGTACACCCAGATAGATCCGACGACCGGGATCTCAATCAATCGGCAGACACCGAAGGAAGGGCCGCGTGACCCTGACATCAAGGGACTCCAGGTCCTATTCAGAGACAATGTCGAGCCGCATCTTTATTTCGGGACTGCTGACGACGATGCGACCGATGATCCCGACAACCAGTGCTGGGTCATCACATCAGAAGAGTTCGCGTTCTATGTCCGCAGATACATCGAGCATGAGATCTGGCACGCGAAGCCGAAGCTCTACGAGGAAGAGAACGCGCTCCGCCGCGCACACCTCGTGGGTAAGTATGATGATACTGCGACAGTCGCTGGCGTGTACAAGTATGAGCAGGCCAAGGCAGTGCTGACCGGCAGGTCAATATCGACGACAGCTGTCAAGGATGAAGCGACTTTCCGAGGAGTCGATCCAGCCGTGCTGGCGCAGCGCATCGTCGAGCGTCACGAGGAGTTCCGTGCGAAGGAGTCGAAGATCGCAGGCATCCGCGGTAAGCAGCTCGACCGCCTCGAGTCATTCACGATAGATGACGCTGACCCTTGGGCATCCTTTCAGGAGTTCCATAAGCTTGAAGAGGTCGGAACCAGGGAAGAGCAGGTGTTTGAGAACGGTGAGCGCGTGACGAAGCAGGTGCCGGTGACTGTCCGCTACTATGGCGTCGAGCTAGGTGCGCGTTATCAGAACTCTGGGAGCTAAAATAGATGGCGATCACCAACGCTGACTGCGGTGTATGGGAGCTTGAGGACGTATACCAGAAGGTCAACGCTGGGCGATGGGTGTCATATAATGTATCTAATGATCCAGGTACGTTATGGGCCTGGGGATCTAATCAATTTGGTCAAATAGGCGACAACACAGTCACCCGCCGTTCATCTCCGGTGCAGGTGCCAGGAACCCAGTGGATAGAGGTATCCTCCGGAAAAAACCATACCGCAGCCCGCAAGTCCGATGGCACACTATGGGCATGGGGATATAATCTCTGTGGAGAATTAGGAGATGGTACTGGTGGATTAGGATGTTATAGATCATCACCAGCGCAAGTACCAGGTACCCAATGGGCAGAGGTCCATAGTGGTGCCGATCATACATTAGCCCGCAAGTCCGACGGCACGTTATGGGCATGGGGTGGCGGCGTCCAGGGCCAGCTAGGCAACATTATAGTCTACGCCGATTGTTATAAGTCATCGCCGGTACAGATTCCTGGTACTCAATGGACAGATATTACCGCTGGTAATGCTCATACCGGAGCCATTAAGTCCGATGGTACTTTATGGGTTTGGGGTAGTAATGGCTGCGGTGCACTAGGTGTTGGAAATATTAATAGTGCATCATCACCTATTCAGATTCCCGGTACTCAATGGGTAGAGATGGCCGCGGGTAGATGTCATAGTGCGGCACGCAAGTCAGATGGTACCTTGTGGTCATGGGGTTTCAATTATAGGGGTCAGCTAGGTAACGGTACAATCACCGACAGATCATCACCAATACAAATACCAGGTATTCAGTGGACCGAGATTAGTGCTGGGCAGGAACTCAGTGCGGCGCGCAAATCTGATGGTACCCTATGGACATGGGGCCGCGCGATCGGGATTGGTCAAAGTTTAGATGCTAATAGATCATCACCAACTCAGGTACTAGGTTTATGGGTAGAGGTTGGTAATAGTCAAGAAGGTGAACATGTTGCGGCACGCAAGTCAGATGGCACCATGTGGTCATGGGGGTATAATCAAGGGGGTGCACTAGGTGAAAATACAAATATCAATAGATCATCTCCTATTCAGATTCCTGGTACCCAGTGGTCTCACATCTCTAATGGTGGAGGGAGTGGTCATCGCGCCGCTCGAAAGTCTGCTATCTAAGAAATTATAAATATTTTTAATTTTAGGAATCTATATCATGAAACTTTTTGACATGGTTATCTACCGACAGAGGTTCATCCCACCTCACATCGTCAATCATCTATTAGCTCTGACCGATTCGCAGCCCCATCCGACGACCGTGGGCCACGGCGACGGCCAGTCGGTATCTGATTATCGCTCGACCGGACGACATCGGATGCCGCCTGATACTGTATCTAATGTCATATCTACCACATATCAGATACATGATGATATTCTCAAGCCTAGATACAAGACCACAGCCACCCGCATCGAGGAACCTCAGCTCCTCTCATACGGCCAAGGTGGCAAGTATGACCGACACAATGACTCAGAGGACTACGTCGATAACGTGCTGACCCGCGTCGTGCCGAGAGACTGGACAGTCCTCTGGTACTTGAATGATGGTTATACTGGCGGACAGATCGAGCTGTGTAACCTCAACGTCACCTTCAGCCCGAAGGCAGGTGACATGCTGATATTCCCGTCTTACCATGAGTTTGAACATGCGGTCCATCCGGTCACGTCAGGCACACGCAAGTGCCTAGTGATATGGATCGAGACCGATAGGAGGATATATGAACGCTGACTATGAGCGCGATGGGTTTGTGATAATGCGCGGGTTCATCCCGCATTTCATGGCTGATTTCTTTCGCGGGCACATGGAGACTCTCCGAAGGTCAGGTCGCATGACCGACGGAGACCCTCAGGTAGGTTTGAGCAACTGTGTGTACGGAGACCCCGCATTAGACACATTCATGCTCATGTCAGCGCCGATGGTCTCTAAGGTCACCGGAGTCGATCTCCTACCGACATACACCTATGCACGCATATATCACGCCGGTGCTGAGCTGCTACCTCATGTCGATAGACCCGAGTGCGAGCACTCGATGACGATAAGCTTCGGCGGCGAATACCCGAGCCTGTGGCCCATATGGATGATGGACAAGGAGCGACACGAGTCCCCTCAGATGGTCGCGCTATACCCAGGTGACGCTGTCATCTACCAAGGCACCAAGGTCAACCACTGGCGTGACGGGTTCGAAGGTGATTCACAGTATCAGGCTTTCTTACATTTCGTCGACTCGTCAGGCCCTCATGCCGATAAGCTATATGACGGTCGCCCATACATAGGAATGGGCGCCGACACGAAGAGGTAAATCATATAATGAGTTACGTTGACAGCATATACATGAAGCCTAAGGTGCAGCAGGTAGCGCAGGACATTCTTCAGGTCGAGTTCTGGAAGCCTGAAATGTGCCGCGCGGTGATAGAGGCCGCTGACTCCATCGACCGCTACGAGAGTCGCCCTAATGATCCGATACCTGGGCAGGAGCTTCGGATCGACAAGATTAGCCCAGACCTATATCGATCCTTCTGCACCCATTGGAAGGTCGTGCTACAGCCGATTCTCGAGGACTTCTATAGGATGCCGTCGTCAATGTGGTTCACTGGTTGGAAGGTTCCGTTCGTCATCAAATACACGCCGACCACGCAGCGCGAGCTCCCTGTTCACTGGGATGACTCTCTAATCACTGGCACCGTCAAGCTTAACGACGGTCATGACGGAGGCGACCTAGAGTTTCCGCGGTATGGGTTTTCAAACCGCAGCTGTCCAGTCGGATCGATCCTGCTATGGCCTAGCGGGATCCAGCACATCCATCGCTCGACACCTGTGACTCGAGGCACCAAGTATTCTCTTGTCGCATGGACCAAGACATCGCCTGACCAGCAAGGTCTGTCTTATCGCGATGTCTGATCCAGCTAAGATCCTATTCGACCGCAAGGATTACATGGGTGCGCTGACCATGATGGCTGAGCACCACGCTTCCGTCTCCGATCGGACGGCTCGCGCAGGCCTGAAAATGAATATGGCCAAGTGCTTCTACCAGATGCGTCGACCAGACCTCGCTGAGGGATTGCTAAGGCACCCAGATGTCGACCTACGGGAGCCGCTGACGCAGGTTGACCTTGCCCTGTATGTGAACTCTCAGGGCCGTCATGACGAGGCGTATTCCATACTGTCTAAGCTACCTCTTGACATACCTGCCGCTAGGTTCAATCTGGGATGGCATCTGGTGCGTCGCGGCCAGTTTCTGGATGGGTTCGACCTGATGAACTCTGGTCGCGAGATCGGAGTATTTGGTAGCGCACATCTGCATCGTAACCTAGACTTGACGAAGGTGCGGCGCCCGCGACGGAATGATCGAGTCGCCGTGCTCATGGAGGGTGGTCACGGTGACTGTCTGATGTTTTCGCGGTGGCTGCCGCTGATATCGCGAGAATGCGCGAATGTAGTCGTGTTCTGTCCTAGGAGCATGGTGGACCTGATGAGAGGGTTGGGTCACGATGCTCACCCAGATTCTCTCGCGACTACCGATGGGTTCGACTGCCTGATACCGAGCATGGGTATACCTACGATCTTTCGGCTCGAAGGCCCGACGGTCGGAATGGAGAGGCTCGACTACTTGAGAGTCGATGTCGAAGACCCGCTGTTCAACCCACCTCGCGACATGATGAACATTGGGGTGAAGGTGCAGGGTAACCCAGAGTTCGAGCATGAGCAGTTTCGACAGGTCCCTATCGAGGTCTTCGAGTCGCTATCGTCGCTCAGTAGGCTGCATGATTTCCAGATCGAGTCGCATCTGGTCCGCGGGTCTGAGTGGATCGGACGCCGCATAAATAGCTGGCTAGACACCTACTGCATGGTGCGAAAGATGGACCTGATCGTGTCGAGCTGCACGTCGGTCGCGCACCTAGCTGCGGGGATGGGCGCCAAGGTCGTCGTGCTGACGCCGATGGTGCCTTACTTCGTGTGGTGCGGCCTACCTTGGTACGGCGATAACGTCGTCGAGCTACGCCAGGGTTCTGATGGTTCATGGGGAGACGTGATAGGTCAGATCAGGAATAAGGTAGGCGCGAGCAAGACATGTCAGGTACCATAAAGACCAACGTATTCAAGCTGAACCAGATGTACCAGCTCATCGTCGATGGGTGCATAGGGACATATGATAATTCTAATGATCCAGGTACGTTATGGGCCTGGGGGTTGGGCGCGCAGGGGAGGTTAGGAAATAATTGTACCGATTTTCTATCATCTCCAATCCAGATACCAGGAACTCAATGGTCAAAATTGGGTGGTAGTGATGCATCAATGTTACATACAAAATCAGATGGTACTCTCTGGTATTCAGGTAATGGTTCAGGTGGACAGAATGGTCAGAATAATTTAACTTCTTTTAGTTCTCCTGTACAGATACCAGGAACACAATGGTGTAGAAGCGGGGGACTTAGTGAAACATTGCAGGCAATGAAAAATGACGGAACTTTATGGGGATGGGGACGTAATGATTTAGGCCAGATAGGTGATGGTACCGCAGTGCCGAACCGATCATCGCCGGTACAGACTCCAGGTACTCAATGGACAATAATAAGTTGCAATGGAGACCATCATACTTTAGCTCTTAAATCAGATGGTACATTATGGGTATGGGGATTTAATAGTTATGGTAATCTTGGTGACAATACTAGAGTTAATAAATCATCTCCTATTCAGATACCAGGTACTCAGTGGACCCAAGTCATAGCTGGTAAGGAAAACTCATATGCAATAAAAACTGACGGCACATTATGGGGTTGGGGTAGAAATACTGAGGGTTCTATTGGAGATAATACGATTGTCAATAAGTCATCCCCAGTTCAGGTACCAGGCATTCAGTGGACTGAAGTAGCCGGTGGGTCTCCTCATGCTATAGCTCGTAAGTCAGATGGAACATTATGGACTTGGGGCCTTGGTACATATGGTGCGATAGGTGACGGTACTGTCACCTCTAGGTCATCGCCGGTACAGGTTCCAGGTACGAATTGGACTGAAGTATCATCAACGGAATTAGTTAATTTTGCTCGTAAATCAGATGGAACATTGTGGGGTTGGGGTGGAGATAATGGAAGCGGTTCTTTAAATAATAATAGCACAATTAATAGATCATCTCCTACACAAATCCCAGGTACTCAGTGGATTGATATACACGCACACAATGCTCAGATATATGCTAAAAAACTCGTCTAAGAGGTAACGACATAATATCTAACATCAGTTAATTTAGGAATCTATATCATGAAAAACTTAAGCTTTTGCATCGGCCTTCCACGCTCCGGGTCGACCCTCCTGATGAATCTGCTACAGCAGAATCCGTCAACATATACGACGGGTACCTGCCCTCTACCTTACCTCTTCGATGGGGTCAAGATACAGACGGGCAGCATATCAGAGTTCATCGCGATGCCTCAGAATACCTTGACCGATTGCTATAAAGGGTTCCTGCGCCAAGGCACCGACGGTTGGTTCTCTGCGCTCACGGATAAACCAAACGTGATATCAAAATCCCGCGTATGGGACACGTACCTGAATGACCTATTCTCGATCTATGAGGATCCGAAATTCATAGTGTGCCTTCGCGACCTCCGTGATATCATCATCTCCTTTGAGAAGTTGATGCAAAAGCACACGCGCATTACGATCGGATCAAAAGAGCATCCGTTTCATCTAGAGCCGATGTCAAAGCGAATCGAGCTGTATTGTACCGACATCGGCGGCAACATGGGGCGGCCGCTACACTACTTGCCTCATGTGCATGAGTGGATGCAGCGCAGACCCAATAACTTCTTTGTGTTCCGCTGGGAAGATTTCTGCCGCGATCCTAACGGCTCGATCAAGTCTTTCTATCGCTGGATGGGTCGCGACCCTTTTCCACACGACCTTGATAATATACCGCAGTCCGACTACTATGAGCATGACACCGTCTATCGCGCTCTAGTAGATCACAAAACCAGAAGCAAGTTTGAGCCAGCTGGTCCTACCTGGCCAGGTTATATGACTCCTGACCAGTCTGAGACCGTGATACATAACTGCAAGTGGTTCTATGAGACCTTCTATCCGGAGGTTCTGAGAGGGTAACCTTATATGATAAGCCTTGATGCGAACTTTGGTGACAATTCGATAGAATCGACGTATGTCATAACATTACAAGGTAATGATACGTCGAGAGAGCTAACCTCTCGCTGCGTCGCAACTCTAGAAGCAGTCGGTCAACCTTATACATTGTGGCCAGGGTTTGATGGTATCAATGGGCGCCCAGAGGTGCCTGACCATCTTAGGGGCATCGCTCACATAGGGTGGCCAAAGCTGGTGACAGGTAAGCTATCATGGGCTCAGGTGGGGTGCTTCATGAGCCACTATAGCCTCTGGTGCCGATGTCTGACTCTCGACAGACCGATAGCCATATTAGAGCATGATGCGGTGATGGTCAAGCCTTATCCGAACCATAGGCTCTATAACTCGATAGTGTACCTAGGCTCAGTTGAGCAGGCGAGAGGGCAGCCGATATATTCGACTCCTCCACACGCGACTGACTTTAACGGCCGCCTCCGCAGCCTATGTCGCGCTCATGCATATTCGATAGATCCCGCCGTCGCGAGGTCTCTGGTATCTTATACGATACATCACGGCATCTATGAGAGCCTTGACATGTACGTCAGGGCTGACCTATTTCCGATGAGCCAGTTCGACCTATATGCATATGACCTCAGAGGTGAGACCACGGTGAAAGGGTTAGATGATTGTCTACGATCGAAATACTTACCGTGAACAAGAAAATGCCGATCTTCACGGTCGACATCAGCAGACACGTCGATGCGATAAAGGCTGCAAAGCTTGCCATAGAGCAGCAGAGAATGCGCGACCCGATTTCAATGCAGAGCAATGTCAAAGCAAACTACGTCAGCGGTTGGGTTAGTCATAAAGAGAACCTCAACTTCTCTCCGATAGTCGACCTCGCTATATCATGTGCCAAATTCATATCGAAAGATTTTTTTAAAGTAGACCTCGACCTGATGTGCTATAACTGCTGGGGTGCTCGGTATGAATCTGGCGATCACACGGTCAAACATTCTCATTTTCCAAGCGAGTTTGCAGCAGTCGCATACTTAGAAGTTGACGAGGGTGCGGCACCGATCGTATTTGAGGATGAGCTAACCTTTCATCCTAAGAGCGGGACCATGGTGATATTCCCAGGTATATTGCACCATGCGGTACCGACCACGACAGCTGGCCGTCTCGTCGTCGCGATGAACATAGAGAGGAAAAAAGATGCCTAATATTCTTAGAGACCTACACGTTAGCTTTCAGGATGCAGACTTTGATGATGACCTAGTATCGCTCGGCAAGTCGCTTATCGACATTATGCGGTGGTGCCACGGTGAGGCGAAGAGTGCAGGGTTTGAGCTGTCGCCCACCGAGGTACCTGAGAGGTTCCACAAGATGCAACCTCACTTCCCTGCGATGAAGTACCGCAAGGCCGCAAGACCTGCATTGGCTGAGGCCTGCAAGATCGAAGACCCTGAGCTGCGGGTACATAACGTCCACGTCGTCGCGCTGGCGATTTGCTACATCTATCACCTGCCGGTTGATGTCCTGAGGACCTTAGCCGAGACAGAGGAAGACACGCCTCGTGAAAAAGTGAAGCAGGTCCTGCTTGACGATGACATGAGCCCAAACTGGCTCAAGGATCCATCAGGTAGGGACTTCTCTGCGCTGCACCTGTGAAGAAGGTCATACACGTCGTCTACATCGACGACTATTTCCCTGAGCTGTGGTCCATGACTCTGCCGACGATCCGCGCTTATGCGGATCGGATCGGTGCGGATCTCAACGTGATCACGCAGAGGAAGTTCCCTCAGTGGCACATCAACTATGAGAAGGCTCAGGTCTATGAGGCTGGGCGTTATGTAGATGCTAATTTTCTGATAGATGCTGATATCCTGATCCACCCGCAGTTCCCGGACTTCGCGACAGGGATAACTTTTCCACACCATATAGCCTTCAATGACAACTACCATGCATCTACAAAGTTCGCGATAGAGGACAATATATACTTTCAGAGGGACGGTAGGGATGTCGGCATCGCTTCGAACGCGGTCATATCTTTTCGGTCGACCCATGACGTGTGGCAGCCTCTATCGATCACACCTGACCAAGGTAAGGCCATCACTAAAGTCAGAGAAGGTGACATAGATGAATACCTGCTGTCGCATAATATGGCAAAGTATGGGCTGAAATACACAGGGATCACCTGGGAAGAGTGGCAGAGATATTTTTTCGTGCATATAGGATGTGGGGATAGGATGAAAGCACTTGAGGTCGCAAGAGACACGCTGCGTGAGTGGTCACGATGAACACCACGTTCCTGCTATCGGGTGGTGCGGGCCGCGTGATCGCTGCCGTGCCTGCATTAGAGAAATATCACAGACTCAATCCGGATGATGACTTCAAGGTGCTGATATACGGGTGGGAAAACCTATATCTCAGTCACCCTCTCCTTCAGAATAGGACCTTCGGCGCAGGTCAGAGAGGGACGTTTGACCTGATAGTTCGCGGGTCATGTCTCCGCACACCTGAACCTTATCACAGGCATTCGTATTACAACCAGCGAAAGTCGATGGTCGAGGCGTTTGATGAGGAGATCAATTCGACGGATGACCATTCCGATCTCAGTCCTCCGCGGCTCTACTGTCATTCGAATGAGATCCGCACCGTCCAGAAGATGATCGAGGATGCGAAGCGACAGAAGGGTAAGCGCAAGTTTGTGGTCTTCCAACCTTACGGGTCAGGCATTCAGATGGTCGACGGCAGGCCTGCGGATCCGTCAGGTCGCAGCATGGATGTCGATGATGCGCTGAACCTAGGGCGCCTCCTATCGCAAGATGCCGTGGTTTTATATTTCGGACCGAATGAGTTTATCCACCCCGGCGACGATTTCATGCTAAACTCAAAGGGTATACCGAATGCCGACCTAAGGTTCTTCATGGCGATGGTGTCACAGTGTGATTATTTCGTCGGAGTGGATTCTGTGGGACAGCATATGGCCAGGGCCTTCGATAAGCCTGGGTTAGTGGTCATGGGGTCTACGTTCGAGGTGAATGTCTCCTATCAAGACCATTTCAGATTCTATAGAAATGGGGTGAAGCCAAACTATAACCCTATTCGCATCGGTGGGCTGGATTGTGAGCTGGCAGACCGCGCAAATGACGGCATCATGACATTCTCCAAGCAGCAGATCGAAGAAATGTATGAGGTAACTAGGACATTATGACAGAAGGAATGAAACTTTATGAGTTTACGGAACATGTAAAGTCCAGTGTCTCATGCATCATCGATAGGATAGGCGCACCTAAGACCACAATCGAGATTGGGGTCTATGAGGGTTATTTTACATTCAACATGACGCATATGTTGGCTGCAAAAGACCCAAGCTATCGACACTATTCGATAGATCCTTATGATGAGTCGACAGACTTAGACGGTGATACAATAAAGAAGGCCCATCAGACATTTCTGCATAACCTATCGATGTCACAGTATGCAGATAACATAGAGTTCATAAGAAAGAGATCATGGGACGGTATGGTTGATCTGCTAAATCGCGGAGTCAAGGCCGACCTGATATATGTCGATGGTGATCATAAAGCTGGTGAAGTTCTTGAAGATATGGTTCTAGGGTTCAAGCTACTAAAGGTGGGTGGTGCGATGCTATGCGATGATTCGGTCACATGGTGCCATACTGAGAAGAATGGGCAGAAGCCTCTTCACTATTCCCCGCGGTTAGCGGTGGACTCTTTCATTCACTGTAACTGGGGTAAGGTCGAGGTCATGATATTACCAAATAGCTATCAGAGCGCATTCATAAAAAGAGGTGAATGATATGACCACATATTACTCGTCACAGCCAGAAGAGGTGCATTTTGAGCGTCAATGCGGCGACTGTAGCGAATGCTGTAAGTGGCTCTATTATGTCATCAACGGTCACGTCAAGCATCCAGGTAAGCCGTGCTTCTACCTAGGTAAGGGTTGCACTGTGCATGAGATCCGCCCACAGAGCTGTCGAGACTATCACTGCGCATACATCCAAGGTATATTGCCTGAGTGGATGAAACCCTCGATGTCTGGTGTGCTAGTTAGTGTAGAGAGGTGGGGTCCGAATAAAGAACATAGAATGCTTAGAGCCATCGAATGCGGTAAGAAACTTGAATCAGAAGTATTATCTTGGTTGATTCAATATTCAAGGAATACTGGGACTGGTATCATATATCAGTTATCTGGCGTGTGGAACTACTTCGGTCCAGATCAGTTCATGGAGCATTTTAAGGACCAGATACTCAAGGCTGAGTTTGAGAACCCGTTGCAGCAAAAGCCACAAGTCATCGAGACTCCGATCAAAGGTGCATATTAAAGACATGTTAGATGTCATCTTCAGGTCCTGCGACCACTCAGACGTGCATCCTGAGAGAGGTCGCAGGTTCATAGATGTCGATAGACCGACCTTGGTAAAGAAGTGCTTCAAGTCGCTACTGACATCCGTCAAGGCCTCTGAATATGATGCCAAGATCTGGATTGTGGATGACGGAAGCTCCGATGCTACATTAGATTTTATGATAGATTCATGCAAGTCAGCAGATGTGCCGATGGAGCTATCGCGTCTGTCAGAAGGTGGTTATAATGCATCAGCCCTGCGCCAGTTTGAGATGTGTCGAGACCACGGGCGCAAATGGGTATATTCTGTCGAGGATGATTACTTGCATGAGCCTGAGGCCATCAAATCAATGGTCGAGCACGCCGAATCGATGTCATTCAGGTTTGGGCGACATGTCGCGATAAGGCCAGATGATGATGTGTTTACCTATTCACATAACACGATCTATTCGAGAAGCCCATGCATGATAGTCATGGGTAAAGATCGTCACTGGCGGACCTTGCATAGCACGCATAACACCTTCATGACCCATGTCGATGTGTTCAGAGAATACTGGGAGCTATTTGCATCCTTAGCAAAGTTCTTTCGTAAGACTACCGTAAATGAAGATGGGACAATAAACACCATATGGGGCGACGGGGCTTCCAAGGATGGACCTGTGCCTTTGTTCTCACCTATCCCGACTCTCGCTATACATATATCACAGAACAACCAGCCTCATCTTGTCGATTACATGAGGCTATGGGATAGCATGGAGATTGACTGATGAAGATATTGATAATGGGTCTACCTGGTTCCGGGAAGTCGACTCTAGCTGAGAAGCTAGTATCGATGCTCGAAGAATCTGGAGTCAAAGCGAAGTGGAATAATGCAGACGTCGTCAGGTCTTTCTTTGATGACTGGGATTTTAGCCCGGCCGGACGACTGCGTCAGGCCTATCGCATGGGTAGCTATGCGGATTCAGATGTAGCTAATGGATTTGTCTCCGTGTGTGACTTCGTCTGTCCGACGGAAGAATATCGTGCCGCGTTTCAAGAGAAGTTTGCTGCCGACATCGTGGTGTGGATGGATACGATCGAGCGCGGTCGCTTTGAGGACACTAACAGCATCTTTGTGCCTCCTACAGATCCAACATACCGCGTGTGTAAGATGGATAGCGAGGTCTGGGCCCAGGTGCTATTCGATGCTATCACCAAATCGACTCCTTTGAAGTTTGATTCAAAGAAACCTACGGTACAACTACTTGGTCGATATCAACCTTGGCACGACGGCCATACCGCATTATTTGAACGTGCTTTGGAGAAGACTGGGCAGGTATGCATCATGGTGCGTGACTGTCAAGGATGGGGCGACAATCCGTTTGACTTCAAGCAGGTCGAGAGGAACATCCATGCATCCTTGCAGGCAAAGCACGCTGGAAAATACGTGATTCAGCTAGTGCCGAACATCGTGAACATCACATATGGTCGAGATGTCGGGTATAAGATCGAGCAAGAGACTTTTACCGACGAGATTCATGCCATCTCAGCCACCAAGATAAGGGCGCAGATGGCCGCTAAGTAGCCGATGTCTAAATAGACGGTGACACAGCTATACTATGATGATAACAGTATAGCTGGAGGATGCTATCATGTCCGAAAATAAAGAATCAGCGCCAGTCGCCCCTGTAGAGACACCAGATCCTGCGATTGAAGCTACTAAGATGAAGCATAGCTTTTTTGTCACCAAGGTATCGATTGTCTCTCTTGCATCGATCATGGTGTCAGTGGTTGCTATCTTGCTGGTTAGTATTTTTCATCCAGATGTCGATAATAACAAGATATTTGAGATTCTTGGTCCTGCGTTCCAGACTGTGGTCGGCTGTTTCGTCGGCATGGTGTCTGCGAACTTCATAAGGAGATAACTCTGTGGACCAGCTCCTTAACATAGTCAAGACGGTAGCACCATCCATCGCAACTGCGATGGGTGGCCCACTAGCTGGCATGGCTGTTCGCACGCTATCTGAGACTTTGCTCGGTAAGCCTGATGGTACCGAGGCTGAGCTGGCCGCTGCTGCTGCCGCTGCAACTCCGGCGCAGCTTCTCGCGCTAAAGAATGCTGAGAATGAGTTCAAGCTTGAGATGAAGAAGCTTGACGTTGACCTGGAACGCATCAGCGCGGGTGACCGCGACAGTGCGCGTCAGATGGCGATGCAGAATCCTAGGGATTGGACGCCTCGTGCTTTAGCTGCCGTCATCACCGTCGGATTCTTTAGTGTGCTAATGTATATGCTCATGTTTGGGTTACCATCTGCCGGCGGCGGTGAGGCGATGCTTGTGATGCTAGGTACGCTCGGGACTGCTTGGGGTGCTGTCGTATCATTCTATTTCGGCTCATCGGCTGGGTCTAGGGCTAAAGATGAAGCTGCCGCTGGCAAGAAGTAAGCCATAAATAGTCCTGCTCGGACTCGGAGGTAGGCAT